TAATGTATCATGTACACCGTTTAGTGTATGAAAGGCATGAGCGAATCCCTTGGAACCACCGTGGACAGCATGGTCCTCAACGTGTTCAAGGTGAGTCAATTTATCTTCGTCTGTGGCCTCAGTGAGGAATCTTTTTAATGTAAGCATATCAGTATTTATAAAATCTTTTGGTAATGGAAGTTTAAATTACCATTAACTTTGCCTTTTAATTCTTTGTCACTAGGAGTTCTTTTAGGTATCCGTAGTATCATGTTTTTATCATCATATGTAGTTATTTTGACGCTTGTATCAACAATAGATTCTCTGCCGCCTCTTATTAATTTGATAACAACATCAGGTATTTCAACACATTTAGATATTCTATCCAACCTAGAAAGAAATTCTCGATCACCTTTGTGATAACCTGTAAACGATTCATCATAACCGCCGGAGCGCCAAAAAGTATCTTTATTAATTACAAAAATATTATGGTGCCCAGGAAACGAATATTGTTTTCTTCCTACAGACATAGCCATTTTATAAACAAAATTATCTTTAACTTCCATTTCACTAATAGAAAACGCATCCTTAACCGCCAGATGCGCGTCTATATCCAAAAACATAATATTGCTTGAAGATGCTACGGTTGCAATAAGATTTCTACAACCGTGACTATTAAATCCTATATCTTCAGTAACACGATATAGTTGAAAATTTGGTAGGCGAAGACGCTTCACCAAATCATATGCGGGATATATTTCTGAACCATCATCCACTAAAAAAATTTCAACATTAGTAGGATACTTTTTCCAAAGTCTTATTTGTTTTTTTAACAGTTCCGGTTCATTGTAATACGTATAGCCTAGTGTTATCTTAGGTATTGAGTCCATCCAGTAATTCCGTCACATCTATTTTTGTTACATCTTGTGCAGGAAAGTCTATAGTCCCACCTGTTTGTAACTGAAAAGATTCCGAATGTGTCAAGCTGTCTGAGGAAAATAGTTCAAAACCAACATACAATTCTTTTACATCTACTTCAATTTTACCTTCCAGTATGTGTTGGAATTTATTAATTTCTTCACCTACCTCTTGCCAGGCTGGTTCTTTATCAAAGAAAGCTATGATATATTCATGGCCGTCAACATGACGCCACATAGGCAGATCTTCAGATCCTATATTTTTATATATTTTAGTGATAGCGACTAGTTTTAGATTCATAGTAATACTCCGGACATTTTTCAATTTCTGTTAGACTTACATTATATTTAGTTGCCATTTTTTTGGCAGCGTCCTTCCAGTATGCCCTGAAGCTAGGATCTAAAGTTCTACGACTAGCTATGACTACTTTAGCAATCTTACTTTTTATATCTGATTCACTCATATTAAATTCCCAATCCTCAAGATACAGCTTTAATACTCTTAGATTTAACGGCATGGATACGCTCCCGTAGTTCAGTAGTAGAAAAACTGTGTTCACGTTTATTAAAGTATAATTCTATACCACGTTGCTTGCAGATGTCTTGTCCAGTGAATTTTGCATTTCTATATTCTTCACCTACAATGCGAACATCTATATCAAGTGTAAGCAATAGATCCTCAAGATCCTTTTCAGTCTGATATACAACAATTTCATCTACATACTTCACAGCCTCAAGCTGAATGTAGCGTTCTACAAGAGACTGAATCGGCTTGTTCTTGCTATTTGGCCTATCAATAGTAGGGTCCGTTTGTAGTCCACAAATCAACCAGTCACACTGGTTTCTTGCTTCTTTGAGCATTGTGATATGCCCAGCGTGAAGTAAATCAAAAGTGGAACAGGTAAACCCAATTTTACTCATAATACTATTCCCGATGTAAACTGTCGCCATGCCTTTTCTACTGCAGGATTGACTTCTGACACCACTACTATCTGAGCGTTGTTAAAAGTAACCTTCTTAGGTTCTTCCACTCCTGCCATACTAACACCTTTAGCAAAACCCATGCCCTGTTGATTGTGTACAATCATTCTAGGATCTTCAATAGTAATTCCTTCAGGAGAGTCTGCTATAAATTTACCGACAAACTCACCTACAGAGGTTACTACACTAACAATTTCGTTATTCATTTTCATCATCTTGCATATTCTCCATCCAACAGGCCATATCATTAGACCACGACATAATTTTTTCTTGTACCATGTCGCGGTATTCCCAAGTGTCATAGTCCTCGCTGTCAAAAGGCGTACCGCCTTCTGCCAACCAAATTTGTTCAAAGAAGTTATGATCTGCTTCTTCAACGTCCCAATCACCGTTGGCCCAAACAGCACAACCGGCAAAATTAATAAACTCATCTATATATGTAAGTTCAACACGAACCTTGGGATCAAGCTCCTCAAGATATCGAGCAAGAGCTTTTGTAAACGGAAATATACTACACCAAGCACTGGTGATACTGACAAAATCATTGCCTTCCTCGTAGTAATCAGCATGAGCCCACTTAGGCCCTACATAGTCGCTCATCCATTCATATGAAGGATAATCATCACGATCCCAGTCAGGTAGGAAATGTGCGTGTTCTAATCCTGATTCATCAAAAAGTTTAGAAAATATGCGATCAAAAGCATTCATGCAAGCATGGTTGCCAGTGACCTTAAGATTATTATCTACATGATTTGCCATTTAGTATCTCCGAATACAATAATAAGGTGGGCCCGTTAAGGTGGAGCCCATACCTCATTACAAATGATTACTCAAATACTGAGGAACCAACAGCCTGATAAGCAGCTGCAATCATAGCACGGCTAGGAGTACCCAGACGATATACAGTAGTACCGTTCTTAGCAGTGTTAGTGTAAATAGCATGACCGTTTGCACGGAGCTCGCTTACACGCTTGCCAAGAGAAGCAACACCGAACAGACCCTGAGCCTGCTTGACAGACAGTGACTGGCCGGAACGGAGGAAGTTAAGAACCTTCTGGTTCTGGGTTGTAGCTGTTTTAGACATAAATGTCTCCTTTCATCATCAAAGTTAATCCCACTTTTTATGGGAACCAATACGCTCGTTATCTTCATAACCGAGCATATATTCTTTATATTCTACACTAGTTCTATCAGTGATGTCAACCTTATTTTCGGAGTTGTAGTTGGCGCCTACATAATAATGCGGGTCTTCACCACGTTGATAATAACTATCTGCAGAACCACGGTCATAAGGACCGCCATGTCTTTTATCTACCATTACGCTGCCTCCTCAAAACGAATGAGGGAACATTCACGCTGGCCGTTCTCGTCTTGTTTCCAAGAACGCTGTCCTACGACCCTGTTGGACATATCGTAGGACCTAACATCCTTCTCGCAGTTGAGGTGACCATCAATGCTCAAACGAGCATAAGTGACGGTTTCCCATTCCTCAACCAAGGTTGACGGATCGAAATCGCAATCGTCAACCAGGTGCTGGCCGATAATATACTCCTCGGAGTAATCGGAGGAATGCTCAATGCACTTCTCCACGGCCGCATAAAACGCAGGGTCCTGCGCCTCGGCGAGGGAAACCTCAACCACAAAGGTGTCACCACCTTTGTTTTTCCAATACTGCGGGCAAGTACCCTTGCCGTCCCAATCATGGGAACCATAGTTTTCGCGGAATTGGGTACAAATTACTAGTTTCATATTACAGTCCTCACAACCGTTTTTTCATTTTATAATGCTTATTATACACGAATCTGAGGAAATGTCAAGCATTTTTTTCACTTTTTTCCAATTATTTGGCCTAATGAAATCAACAACTTATATGCTTATATTACTATCTGTAGGTTCACTTGTCAAGCATTAAAAATGCTTTAATAATCAATGAGTTAGGTAAGCCCTACAAGGGTCTGTAAGGGGCTGTGCTGACTAGGGTACTCTGGGTATTAGTACCCTTCGGACCACTGATTAAACTCGTTTTCTTTGACTAAAACAAGGTTAAATGTGCCAGTGATAACCGCCGCACCAGTACCAGCAGTAACTCTTAGGTCAACATCAGTCTTCTCCGCGAGTGTGACTGGGACACCAAAGATATATTCATACTGACCGCCATATGTTGCGCCCTTGTGCATTGTTCTGAATACACCATTTGGTTCTCGCATGAGCAATCTAGATTTGATAGGAGAGTTAGCACTACCAGCGAATTCATAATGCATCAATAGCCCTATATATCCCGCTGGAACAGTGTAGACACCCATAAGTGTCTGCCCCTCACCCGCACTAATCTGAGCGATTTTAATGCCAGAAGAGGTACCGTAATGTGCTGAAATATCTCCTACTTCTTGCTGTGAAGAAGTGTTGTACATTCTAAACAATCTAATATAAGTGTTTTGAGATGCTACAGCGGTTGTTGTTGGGTCAGTAGCGTCAAGGGTGACTGTCTCTGATTGTACATTGAAGTCTGCATCAAGACCCTGAATAAAGACTGTAATGCCCGCATCATCTGCATCATCTGATTTGAGATGTACATTTGCGGCACCGAGATCCCATGTAGTAGCCCACGGATATAAAGTAGAACCGTCCCAAACAGTTTCTTCTACGCCATTTGCCGGAGAATTGTTTGCGGCAAATTTGTGGATGTGAAGAGCATTGCGGAGTTTACCTCTCGCAAGTTGTACTCTCCAATCATCACCGAATAAGAATGTGCTCATTTAGTCTTTTTTCTCTAAAGCGCTTTTGCCGTAAAATGCGGCGACTATAGCAGCGACTGAAACAAAATAGGTTGGCGCCATATCACCCAAAACCGACGCGCCTGACTCGAGGCCAAAGAATGTAGATGCAACTACAGCGAACGGATATAACAACATACCGTAAAGTGCGAACCAGGCCATATTGCGCTGGGCGTCTCGCATTGCGTCCTCATCCTCCAAACGCTTGCGCTTGAATTCGAGGTACATTGCTTTTTCTTCATCATCTACAATGCCGTCGCCATTTACGTCAGCATCGTGGAATTTCTTATCATCTGCCATGAGAATCCCCTATATTATATTTGTTATGGGTATCTTGTTATTTATAAAGTTTAAAATTTAAAACCCTCAAAGCTACTTATTTTCTTGCCAAACGCTGAATTATCAAATACAGGAGTATCATCATTACCTGCATCTTGTAATCCTTCCTGAGGATCACCCTCTACATCAAACAGTTTCATTCTTGATCTGTCTACACCCAACATAAACCTTTTGTTCCTAGTGGGGTCCGAATATCTATTCTTCAACTGTTTAACCATAACTTGACCTAACTTTTCTATTTCCTCTGTGCTGATGAGCGCAAACATCAAGTCTGCTGTAGCAGGAAGGCCAAATGATTCTGAGGTATCAGTCAATTCAACATCACTACTATTGTATCCACTCCTTGTAGTCTGTGTAGCAGTTACAAGAGGAACATCATGTTCAACTGCTAGTCCTCTAAGTTCTTCTGCAATGGACTTGATGATTGTGTAGGAGTTTGCTGAGGAACCAGCACGGAACCTACTGCTACTACATATGTTAAGGTAGTCAATATATATAATATCAGGTACAAAATTTCTTTTAAGTTTGATTTCGTTGAGTAGGGCTTTGAAGTGTCCCGCGTGTGCTGAGGCCGTCGGGTATTCTTTGACGATAAGCCTGCCTTGGATTTTTTCATTTATCTTTTGTATCCTATCTTCAAACATTTGCTTTGATAGATCTTTTAACTGACCTATAGGCAAATTCATTAGATTGGCATCAATCCTTTCTGCTATTCTTTCTTCAGACATCTCAAGTGTAATATATAAAACATTTTTACCCTGTGAAATGTTATTAGCTGCAAGATGACACATGAAAAGAGATTTACCAACACCTGTTCCTGCAAGACATACATTCAGAGTTTTATTAGCAAGTCCGCCTTCTGTAATCTCATTGAGCATTGCTAAGTCAAAAGGAATTTTTTCTTCTAACCTATGATAAAACTCATAACGCTGTATTGCGTTTTCAATATAGTCATGTCCTACGTTATTATCAAATCCTACTTGTAATGCTTTTGATAACATATCAGGCAAAGCGTCAGGACCTCTCTCCTTATCTCTGCCGTCAATAACCTGAATTCCATCCATTATAGCATTGTAGATTGCTTTATCCTTACAATACTTCTCAGTTTCATCAAGTAACCACTCGTAATCTATCGTTTGCTCATTCTCTTGTTTCAGCCATTCACTTAGAGCGGGTAGTTCACCTTCTGATACTGTTCTATCTTCTTCAATAGAAATAGCAAGTGCTTGTTTTGTAGGAGACTTGTTATATTTATCAGCGTGCTGTTGAATTTTTCTCAACAGTGTTCTGTGTTCACCTGAAAAGTATTCTGTTTTTAGAAAAGGAATAACTTTTCTAAAATAATTATCATCAGTAAGAAGGGTACTTAAAATTATATTTTCCAACCTGTCTTGCATTTCTTATCCTTTTTCTAATAATATGAATTGAATTTTCTTGTAGATTTTCTCTAATAGTTAAATCAGCACTTGTTGGTTTCACAAACATTTTATTAGTATTATTATAACGACTTATGTCTATAGTGTCAAGGAATATAGTGTAGTCCGGATCAAATATCTTACGGGTCTCATGTAAAGGACAAACAAAGTCTGCTATAGCTATTTTACCAAATACTGCTTCTGTATACGCAAGACCACGCATACGCATGGCCTGTCTTAGACGGGAATCATAATCAAAGTCCCAATCTTGTACTGCCTCTCTCACAAAGTCTGCATTGAGATGTACAAAATCTTCTTGTCCCTCACAAAGTTTTTCTGACAACCAAGTTTTACCCGAACCGGGCAAACCACACACCAACACTATCATAAATTTAATCTGTTCGTATAAGTTTAATAATCCAACCACTAATATCTTTTGTCGGATGACAGGATGGATTGCCAGGATCTTTATGATGATTACCGTGCCAGCCTTCACCGAAAGTCAACCAACCTAACCATTCATCATTATGAGCATATCCATTTCGATGGGAATATGATATTATCATACCTATAGCCAATCTAGACAAACCGGCTGGGGCTAACCAAGCGTAAACGACAGAAAAAGGATCTATCAACAGTAGTATTACAAGCCACAAAAATGTTAGTTTCCAATAATGTTTATGTTCTATAACTACAGGTTTGTTCCTAACGAGATCTCTAACATACTTCATATCCATTTCATACAGTGTATGAAAAAACTGAGTTCTCAGATAACCTTTATGTACAGGAGAATGTGGATCCTTTTCTGTGTCAGAAAACCTATGATGTTCACGGTGCATTGCAACCCAGGCTACTGCCGAACCTGCTAAATTGATATGTCCAAAAAATAAAAGTATTAGTTCTGTTATTTTTGAGCATTTAAATGATCTGTGAGTAAGGTATCTGTGATAACATATTGTGCTACCCAAGCTGAACATGAGAAAATACATAAGTAAAAGTATCAACCATTCGTTTAGCGAACCGTACACTATCATAGGTATCATTGACAAGTATGCGACCATTTGTATCGCTAATAGATGGTATTTTTTCATTTAATCAATCCACTCTTTGGCTTTTTCACCATATATATTTTCGATACAGTTTTCACAGATAAACAAATCCTCGTTTTCTGTGTGAAAACAGATGGCTGCGTCACCCTGCCAAATAGTTATTTGACAGCGATCACATACTCCTTCAGGCTTCTTGGATTTGCCCGTAAGCTTCTTCGATATCTTGTTCAGTAACTTCATCACGCATTATCCCGTCAACGCTTGAAATAGCGTATCGTTTGTTTATCCATGCCAAGAAACTTTCGTCTTTTAGAATAGGCAACCAAAACTCTTTGTTATAAGTATCCTTAATACGATATTTCTTTTCTTCCACTTCGCCTGTTGCTACATCAACCTTTGAATACCAACCATTGCTAGGTTTGACTACATGACCTGATGCTTGTGCCATGTCAAGGAGACCTGACCATTTGCTGATACCACCTTCAAACGAAACCTCAACAGGAATCTTAGACTTCTCACGTACAAAGCGAGACTTCTCAACATTGATAATAAAGTTATAACCCATCAGTTCAGTGCCTTGTTTGTCCTGCTGACGACCAATGATATAGATGTTGTCTGCTGAGTAGTAAATACCTGTACCGCCTGAAAGAATGTCTTTAGGGAACAAACCAATCTCTTTGTATGTGTGATTCACTGCAACCATTGGAATGTCTTTCAGTGTCAAGTGAGGAGTAACCATACGGAACAATGACTTCAACTGTTTTGCTCGAGACATATCTGCTACTGACTTACCATCAAGTGCATCATCAACCTCTTTCTTAGACGCCAAGTTACCAACTGAATCAATGATAATCATAACATGGTCACCACGTTCAATGCTGTTTAGCTGTGACATTGAATCATGCTTCAACTGTTCTACGTCTGTGAGAGGAGTATGAACCACTCGATCTTTGTCAATACCGAAAGTGTCAAAGTAAGACTGAGGAGTACCAAACTCTGAATCATAGAACAGGATAACAGCATCATCATACTTGTCCAGATATGCTTTTGCCAACAACAATGAAAATGCTGTTTTGAAATGCTTTGACGGACCTGCGAATACTGTCAGTCCAGGTGTTAGACCACCGTCTAGCCTGCCACTCAGTGCTACGTTCAATGCAGGTACTGAGGTTTGAATCAAGTCTTTCATTCCGAAAAATTTTGAATCAGTTAGAACAGATGTATCTTTGATAGTGCTGTTCTTTTTTAGTTTATCAATTAAACTCATATATATCTCCACTTAATATTTTCATATTCATTTATAATGAAATTTCTTTCTATAGTAAATCTTTCTTTACCGGGTTCATGGTCTCTCCCGGCATACATATGCGCGTCATCACCAAATCCTGCTAAAAGTATTTCATTGTAACCTTCTTGTGCTGCCTTCCACATTGCTAAAGAACCAGAACTAAACCTTCTAGGTATTTCACTCATTGTAACATTTTCAACACAATCATTTTCTTCTAGATATGTATAAAAAATATCGTTTTTCCACCCAGAACAAACAACACCGTGTTCTGTAAAATCATTTTTTACTACATTTAAACCTTCTACAATGTCTAAAGGTATAGTAGAAGGCACAGGTGTCCAATCTAAAAATATACAACGGTTATTTAACGCATATTTGTCTACATAGACATCGTGCTGTACATATACATCTGTAGCGACCAAAACATCTATATGGATAGTTTCTCTATAGATATAATTACAACCCCAGACAACACAATCATCTGGAATTTCTATACCTCTTCTGCTTTCACCATTGCCTAATATGATGGCTCGTTTATACCCCAACGTATTCTCCTTGTTGTATTATCATACAAAGCCTGTTTAAATATACTATCAGTATAACATAATTTGCTCATGTGTGTCAAGTCTTTAGGTAAACATTTGCCACCAAACCCAGGTTTACCATCTGGTCCTGGTACACTCCAGTGTGAATATCCCAAAGCAGGATCCTCTTTTAACATACACTCTATTGTATTGTAGTCCATCTTATGAGTTTCACAAATATCCTTGAATTCATTTGCAACCGCCACTTTCATAGCAAGAACAGTGTTCCTTGCTAGCTTATACATCATTGCCTCTTTCGGACCCAAATACCAACAACGCTTATTTGGTAATAGTCTCTGTAACTTATCTGTAAGTTTATAGTCACTTGTTATAATAGGCAGAATGGGATCGTCAACATCTTCTTTCCAATGTTTTTCTCTTAGGAACTCAGGCATCATAATGGCATTAGGAAATGAATCTACTTGATCGGGACCAATAGTGCTACGAATAACAATTTGTCCTCGCCATTTCCATTGCTCATAGGCATCTGTTAAAATGGAAATATCAAGTTTACCATCTTCTCCTGTAGGTGTAGGGACACATAAGAAAATATAATCAAACATATCCTCGTCACAGAATCTCGTGCTACCTTTCACAGTGTCATGGATATGAATTTCAGCTTTTGTTTTTCTAAACAAATACTCTGTGGCTGTACCTACAAACCCGTGTCCAACAATTAATATTTTCATCCGAAAAAATCCTCTAAAGTAGATTTAGGCTCTGTACTCCAACTGAGCGTGTTTACAATAGTATTCATGGGTTCTAAAAATGCTTTCTCAAACATTGTTTTGTAATCTACGTATTTGTGTATATCAAATTCAGGGGGAAGAACTGTATTGAAGGATATAACATTCTCTCGCAATATATTAGGTTCTTTAAGATAAACAAATTTTATCTTGTCACCTTCCTGTATCAATTCATATCGGTGACCTAAATCTAACTTATCCACATACCAATTAAATAACAAACTACCCCTAACGTGCATCGGAGTACCTTTACTATATATTTCAGTAAAATTTTTATACTTTGACATATTGTTACAACTTCTAGGAAAAGCTATTGTCTCAGGATTCATATCAAAAAAATCTTTCCGAGTATTTTCAATAAAACTGTGTAGTTCCTTTTCGGTGCCTGTGAGACATATACGTACAGCTTCTTTCAAACTGTCTCTCACCGGTGCTGGTGTAGAGGAGCGAACAATCTCAAGTCCCATCACCTTTAGATCAGGTGTAGTATATCTCACACCTTCGTTATCCCAGACATTCATAGCATATCTTTTCTTAGCAACCCAAAGCGCCTTGTCAGCAATTGCTTCACGTTTGAAAAATATCTTTTCCTCAAAGGCATTTGTGTATTCTGCGAGTTTAGTCATTGCCTTCGAAATACAAGGCTCAATGGCACCCGAACCGACTTTATCTAAAATAGATATTAACTTGTCTTTTGGTTTATCCGAGTAAAACTTGTCAACCAAGTCCTTCAAAGTAATATAGCAGGAGTCAGTGTCAGTATAGAAACTATACATTTTACCTTCAGTTTTTAAAGTTTCATTCAAAAACTCATCCAATGCCGTGGAAGTCTTCCTGATGATATACTGCCCGGTTAGTGTTATTCCTTCTGCTATACGGTCATCATAGTATCTGAAGTATTCATTAGCCATCGCACCATATAGTGAGTTAAGTTGAATCTTACGTGCCATCTGAAAGTTATTGTACTTAGCAATTAAGTTTTTGTATTTCGGATCCTTTGTCTTCTCGTAATCCTGCTTAGCCTCGATCATCAGTTTCTTGTATCGCTGCCTGTCATCAAAAAACTTCTGAACAATGTTAGGGAAGTGACCTTGCTTACTACGTGTAAATGTCTGACCATTAGCAGCTACAGCATCATCAGTGTCAAACTTATACTTCTCAGCTAACATACCATCAACGTCCACATCATACGTACCACCAGGCACCAATGTCTCAGGGCTCATGTTGTACTGCATGATGATAGAAGGATACAGTGAAGTGGCATCAAACGAAGCAACCCATTCATATGCACCTGGAACCGGCTCTTGTACATAGGCGCCTGCAATTTGCCTTCCTTTTTTACCCTCATGTTGATGAATTACAATATTCATATCTCGTAGTTGGTTGTACAATAAACAGTCCCAAGTCTTTACAGGACTGAATACATCCTCAAAGTTCATCTTGGCGTCATAGGTCATTGTCAGACAGAGTTCGATAAGTTTCATTTTCTCTTCCAACTCATCTACTAGCTTTGTATCAATGATGTTGTACTCTACAAACAAGTTCCAATCTTTCGTATAAAAATCCCGGAAACTATCATGTGGGTTTTCCAACTTCTTGTGTCCTAGTTCGACTTCTGCTATGTAATCTAGTTTGTAGGATTCCCGGGTAACATATGTAAACTTTTTGTATATATCCAAATAATCTAATTGAGCAACACCTGTAATATCAAACGTGGTGTATGTTCTACCACCCATAGTTAGGTCTTTTTTGTGTACCAGTTTGAAAGGACTAAATGCTTTCTTACCAACATCACCTAGAAGTCTATCTGTTCTTGAAACCAAATAAGCAATGTCAAATAGTTTAGAGTTCCATCCTGTAATAACGTCAGGACAATTTACAATCCACCACTCCATAAAACGTGCAAGTAATTGTTTCTCGCTTGCACACTCTCGGTAATCTATATTTAGGTGTGCTGTATGTTCCGTCGGTGTAAAAGGACCAACACCAAATGTTGTGATTTGTTTTGTTGTATTGTGCATCATAGTAATAAGAAGCACTTCCTCAATAGGGTTACCAACAGCAGGAAAACCATTCTCTGCTGTTGTTTCAATGTCTATTGAGTACAAACCAATTTTAGATATATCCCAGTCAATATCACCGGGATAGTTTTCTGAGATATATTGATAGCCCCAATGTGTCTGGCCGAAGATAGGAAAGTTAGATACTTCTTTGTATTGTTCTACAAACTCAGATGCTTCTTTATTAGAAGCAAATTCTACTGGAGAAACCTTTTCTCCAAACATAGTTTTATATTGTGTTGGTTTGTCTGACCTAACAAACAGTGTGGGTGAGAAGGATACCTTTTTAGATATCCTTTTACCCTGTGGGGTAACACCACGTAACAATATTTTATCACCGTAGTGCCTAGCGTATGTATAAAAATTTGACATCTCATCTCCATTCAAGTAAAACCATTATATAATAAAAGAGAAAGAATGTCAAGTAATAAGATGCCTCATTCCATCCGGAACATGAACACGGCCTTCTTCAACAAGACGTCTTCGGTTAAGTCGGTGCTGTTCCTGTACATCTTCTTTACTACCGCCTTCATATGGAACGGCATGGCCTTCTTTGATTAGAATACTGGCCACACCGCACCAACGGTCTTCGGCTGGATAAAAAACATCAAAGTCTCCGAGGACTCGTCCAAACTTGCCCCTTAGATCTTCACCGTCTTTTGCCATACGGGTTTTAAGATTTGCAGTTTTGCCTAATAGTTCTTTGAGTCTGTTTTTTGCGGCTAGTCCGAATATTTTTTCTAGTTTATCCCTAGTTCTAGATTCGGGTGTGTCAATACCCATGATTCGGACACGTTCATCTGTAAGGACTATACCAAAACCTAGATCAATGTCTACGTCTACGGTATCCCCGTCTACAATTTTTAATATTTTTGCTTTATACTCATACATTAATTAGTTCCTTCCTGTAATACCTGTGGTTCGTTTTTAGCATCAACTAACTCCACAGGGTGTCTACCGATATATTGATTACGTAAGGCAGTATCAGGATCAAATACAGCAACCACGTGGTGTGGTGAAACCTGTATTGTTTGTTTGGCAGCATAAGCAGCATAGGGTGCTAGCCCGATAATAAACTCAGACGCTTCTTCGTCCTTAGGTCTCATCAGAATGATAAAAGGTTTTTGTAAATTAAAAATCTTTAAACCATCTGAATCTACAACACTAAGATGTGAAATAATATCATCACCTGAAGATAGTTTTACAACCTTAACACTGGGTGGTGTTTCTTTTTGTGGTGTATTCACAATCTTTGTTTTCTTAACGGGCATAGCGTTCTCCTTTATTTCACTTCAATTTGTCTTGGTTTCATTTCTTCTGGAACAACCCGCTTTAGAATAATCTCAAGAACACCATCAGTGTAGCGACTTTCAACTACCTCAACATCATTTGCAAGTGCGAATGAATGTGTGAAATTACGAGCAGCCACGCCTTTGTGATAGTATTTTCGAGTATCTTCGCCTCTGTCTTGTACACCTTGTACAATCAGTTTATTGCCTTCCGGAAGTAAGTTTATATTAAATTCATCTTTGCGGAAACCTGCACAAGCAATTTCAATGGTGAAATGCTCATCATCATCCGCAATAATATTATAGGGAGGATAGTTTGGACTGTGAATTTCAGAAACATTATGTAAATTATCAAACAAACGATCAAAACCTATAGTAAACGGTCTTACATTATCAAAAATTTCTGCCATGTTGGCAGTAGTATATTTACGTACCATAATTGTGCTCCTTAATTAAGCGAGTTTTTAATGTTACACTACCCTATCGGCGTAGTGGTGCCTACCGGTTTGTACCGCAATTATCCTTACGAGATGTTTAGATTATGCTGACGCACTCCCCGGCGGCTTTTTATTTATATAAGATTTCTTACCTATATTGTATTTAGGTACTAAACTCCATTCATCTTTTTCTTTGAAAGAAATAATTTTAATCTGACTCAACGGTGCTAGATCATCTTCTTCTAAATTTGTTACTATTTTTAGCAGACCCCAGTCTTGTAATAGTTTCGCAATAGTATTTCTGCGTTGTAAATCGTTATCAGTGAAGTCAGCATCCTTTCCATCTAAAGCAAATAGTTCTTTAAAATGTGTAATAAAATATCTTCCTTGTTTGTGTAAAATATGACAAGATTGATATAAAATATTTTCTTTCTTGGAAGCCACACCTATACGAGATAATGTTTCTCTAATTTTGAGAAAATCATCAGAGTATTCTAGTGTAATTTCTAAAGGATGATAACCTGGATAATCAATGCTAAAAAAATTATCTGGTTCAATCATTTCAGATTCCTATATTATAAAAAAGTCTTGAAACTATTTATAACTTTCCGCCTTTAGACGTTTTAAGATACGATTTAATTTTATCGAGATCTTCTTTGCTAAGAATCTTTAATGCAGCTTTTGCCTTTTCAAAATTGTATTTAAAATACTCTTGTACAACTTCTATATCTTCAAGTTCACCCTTTATCCATTTATTATATCTTTTACCCTTTCTAACAACAGACAAAAGAAAATCATATTGCATCTTTTTATCTAAATGAGGTCTAGCATTCATTTCATTAGCAGCAATAACTGTATCGGGTGCAAAACCTAAAGCTCTATTTACAATGAATGGGTTATACTGATTTTCAGTCCATTCATCTACAATTAAATTGTTCTTACTATAGTTAATTGTGTTAGCAAAATCGAAGGGTGAGATCTTAGCTAACTTTTCCTGAAACTCCTCTTCGGAATATTCTACTACCGGTGCCCCGAAAAAATCACTTAAATTGGACATCAGCCATTATCTCCGTTAGACACGCAACAAGATTAATCTCTTGGTCTGCAACAAAAGCTGATTTATATTGGTAGTCTGCTATCAACAATACAGTTTGTGGTACTGTTTTTATTTCAGGTATTAAACTATCATAGATGAATCGGTAAATACCTTGAGGATCTGACTCAACATTATTAGCAACCCACTGTCTCATTTTCTTCCAGTCCTTTTCTTTAAGACTAGTAATCAATTCCTTAGTATTGACTTCTGAAATGTTACTGAGGATACCCTCATCAATGACACCGGAGCTACTGTAACGCTGTAGTTCGTTTATTACTCTCCTATAGTCAGGATAGTATTTCATCAACAACTCTGCCAACACTTTATCTTTAAATTGTATACCTTCTTCATTCAAGATATGTTGCATACGTTTCATAAAGGAAGCAGCAAGTGTTCTCTTGTCTCCTTTATGAGCGCTAAACTCAATCACCGTAGTCCTACTGTGTAGAGGAGCAATGATTCTGTTTTTATAATTACAAGTAAATATAAACCTAGCAGTATTGGCATACTGTTCTATAAATGCTCTCATAGCAGGCTGTACACTATCCTTGTTTAGGTAATCTGCCTCATCTATAATTACAATTCTTGTTTTGTTTTCAAAACCCAGTGTAGTAACAAACTGTTTGATCTTAGTCCTCAGTGTATCAATCTGACGACCTTCATCCGAACCATTGATAAGTAGATACTCACATCCTAGTTCTTCACACAGGGCTCTTGCTACTGTAGTTTTACCCGTACCTGCTGTACCACACAAAAGCAGATTAGGAACTTCCCCCTTAGAGAGAAATTCCTTAAACATACTTTTGGTTGACTCAGGCAGGATACATTCTTCAATTGTCTTAGGCCTGTAACGCTCAACCCAAAGGAAATGATCCTGTTTCATTCACAACTCCATAATATAATATAGTTTTAACCTAGCTTTTCTTTAACTGAGGTTTCATCTTCAATCTTTAGCTCAAAATGTTTGCCTTCTACTGCATCACACCAAGAACAGGGTTCACCGTTTGCTGTATGTGTGGGTCCACTGTCTGGACAGTTATGAAACCACATACCCTCGATTTCTTCAACCATTGTCTTCCTCCTCAAAAGGATCTACTTCTTCTTTTAGGACTTTACGGATCATGCCTAATGCAGGACCCGTAGTCTTGAAAATATATTCCGCATCACCGTCAATGCTGTTAATTTCTAACAACCAACCGTTTGCTACTTCACGCAATGTGAATGACATTTTACCGTCCATAGTTAAAACTCCGAGGATCTTTCTACTGCAATCCAATATTCAATTTCAGGTTTTATACTCTTTAGATACAGTAAAGGATTGCTACCAACTGTTACAGTATAATCTGTCATTGCTACCTTCAAACTTTCGACAGGAACATCAGCCTTAAATACACGATCGGATGAACCAACAGAACCTGCATCAAAAGTGTTTGTAGAATCCAAACCTGTTGTAGGGTCACAAAGTATAATACTTACACTTGTACCATTACCTTCAATTCTCATAATAGGAGCAGAAATAATTGAAGCTGCTTTCAAAAGTTTTTCTAGGAAAGCCTTTGATAGATCAAAAGTAAAAACTTCATTTACCTGAATTGATTTGTCGGGTGGGGTGTTTATGATTTCAGGATCTGAATACCGGTATTTGAAGCCGCCAGTGCCGCCTGGAAAATCAACTACCATATATTCTTCACCTAATGTTATGTCTGCATCATCAGCAAAACTAAACAAACCAAGCAGACTGTTTAGGTCGTATATAGCAAACTCTTTATTAAAGGCCTCATTCACCGAGGCCTTGGAATAAATGGTCTTGGCATTATTAATTGTTTGTAGTACACTACCTTCACGGAACATAATGTTCTGATTGATTGTAGCATAATTTTTAAGTACATCAAGAGTAGATTTGCTAATCTTCATAATATAAATCCTTCAAGTTAAAATAATAGTATATAATAATTTAAAACTAAAGTCAAGTGTTTTCTAAAACCTCAGTAGTAAAGCTAAGATTTTTCTCAGCAACATTTTCAACTGCTTCAGAGGTAGTGTAGTATGTGTCCATAACTGCCTTGTGTGCGTTCCAAGCAGCCTCACTAGGTGCAGTATATGTAGTAATGATGCTTGTACCATCATTAGACATAACTACTTCACCCGTAATGCCATTATCAACTAATGAATTTGCTCTCGCAACTTCAACATCTTCTGGTAATGCTCCCCATTCTGCGTTGGGGTCTCTATTGAGAGTAATTTTTATAACGTAAGCCATTTGTTTTCTCCGTAAATAAGAAGGTTATTGTCTCTTATTTATAATCCTGGTCATGTTCATTCAAAGCTAAAAGCGCATAATGTAAGATTTTTAGTAGGTCTTTTCTATTGTGACCGTCTTTCTTACCGTATCGCTGAGTATACTTGAGGACATTGCCGAGGAAGAATCCCATGCCGTGTCCACAGTCCATGATAAACTCCGATGACTGAAACCTACTACGGCTATAATGCTCACCGTACGTTTCGTCTATATAAGCCTGGAGCTCTGCAATTAGAGCTCCTTCGTTAAATTTGTAATCTATTTTTGCCATCAAAATACCTCATGCACTGTCTTATATTTTTTGTTTTGTAAGGACATTCTACCCATTGGAACAATAGAATATGTATCTTCTCGCATAACATATTCAACCAATGCTGTTATGGGTAGTACACTCATTCCAGGGCTTCCTGCTTTTCTCCATAGAGGTTTGCCGTCAAATGTCTTACTATTACGATCAAGATAACAAATCACTATAGTTCCTTCTGTCTGTTCTTCAGTCCAAACAAAACCAAGTGAGTAACCATATTTCTCGCTGGTTGTGGTGAACCCATCAACCATTGTAGTTTTTGTTTCAAGAGCATTGACCTGTTTGTCATCTTTGAAAAAAAGTATATCCATACCTTTCATTGCTTTCCCAGGTCTTGCCTCATAAACATCTTGAGATTCATTAAAATATTTTATAAAGTTAGTGGTTAATACACCGTGCATATAACCGCCTTGAGTATTTTTATCCAAGTGATACCAATGTGGTTGTTCGTCTTGTTCTTTTTTCAAGGCCTTAACAACATCTTTAGTTAAAGATTCAAAAGGTATATTTGCAAATAACTTTTCAAGGGTTTCGTCTCGATCAAACTCAGCTTCAATTTTTAAATTTGTTTGCATTTTTTTAAATTGAGTTTCGATTCTTTTTTCTTTTCCTGTTAGCAACTCCTGAAAAAGCCTAGGATCTCCTGGATATTCTACCTTTTTAAACTCTCCGCCGTCACGTAAAACTAGTGCCTTCTTATAAGTAGGAACAGAGGAGCCTGCCCTAGTAATTATAGATTTTAGTTCTCCGGGTGTCGGTTGTTTGCCATAATAAGTTACAAATGATTTAACGTCTGCTTCAGCAGCCATAACAGAGGCAATAGGATGGTGTGTTGTACTTTTATTATCTACTCTCATAGAAGCACAAACATCAGGGTGGTCAAAATCAATAGCACCATCTGCGCCCATGTCTTCTATCATACGTTTGGTCCTAGGCTTGCGTTGTACGGGAACCATGGTCCATCCCAAAGCTAAACAAGCCATAATTCTGTTCCAACCGGCATCTAGAAAATTGCCTTCGGAATCTCCTTCCCATACAGTCGGTGCTCGATGCAGACCTTCTGTTTCAATAAGAAATTTTAAATCCTCACGACTTTGAATAACCTCTTCGTCCACTGCTGTCTCACGAAAAATATTGTTATTCGGGTTGGCAATAATACTGTCAATGGGTACCCAGCTAACCTCTCTTGGGCCATCATAAGTATGAATTTCAGAATGTAATTTTATAGCTTCCATTTTTAGTCCTCACTATTTGAATGTACTTACCATTATACACGATTTGATCCGTATGTCAAGCATTATTTCAAAGAATAATATTTTCCAAGAACGGAATAACTGTTTTACCTTTGGCCAGTTTCCTACCATTCTCTGTCTCGTCTCCTATTTTGCGGTCAGGCCAGTAATGGTGTTGTGAAAACAAAGGAGCTTTCAGGTTAAAGTCTGCTTGTGAAACAACCCATTGCCACCTGTCTTGACAAGTTTGCATATATTCTCTATTACAAATGAGTTCGGGCGGTAACCATTTTTTAGCCCAATCCCAATGTTCATATGGACTAGGGTGTTCATCATACTGTAGTATTTCAATTTCTTTTCCCTTCCTATGATGTTCTAGAGGAAACTTATCCAGGTAATCACTGTAAGGCAACCAGCCGTCATAAAGAGAGGGTTCAAAAAGCATATCATCTGCTGTTGGTGCTGGTACTTCCTTTAGGAATTCTTTTGCATTAATGGTTAAAAAAGGTTTGTGCATAGAGTTCATATAAAATTTACAGCCAATATTTTTTAAATAACCACCCATTGCTTTCACCAGAGACAAATCTCTAACAGCGTATGAAACAGGATCAAAGGTATCTGATATAGGACTCGCATTGTGAAGCCATTTTCTTTCTACTGAATCAAAGCAGTCCGTTCTATACCAAGCCGACCACAAAATAATTACAATATCATCTGAATTAATTTTTTCTATTTCGCTTACTTTCAAAACAGAGGAAAAAATGTAGAGGTTACCTGCGCCTGGGGATCCGTAGTTAAATGAACCATTTGGCCTACCCAATGCCTCGTAAGCAAAGTCAGCATAAGTAGGCCAAATGTATTCTGTCAGACTACACCCAAAAGTAAACAGGCGTCCCAATTAAAACTCCACCTCGTCTAGTGGAGTGTTCTCTACCTCAGGCTCCTGAGGGTTTGCAGGGTCAACCTTAGTGTACAAGTCAATAAATGCCGCCTTAGTATCAGCGTCAAAACGGTTGGTACACAAGGTGATTGCCTTAATCTTGTCCTTGAATACACCGTAAGCATTTACAATGTGCTCAAGCCTACGGGTGCTGACCAACTCGTCTATAGCACCCTCGAAAAAGGTCTTACGAATCACCTCGGACCAAGTAACCAGATGAGTAGCGAATTCCTCATCTGTATAACCAGCCTTGCCCATCTTGTTAAGGATGATGCGCTTCTCTACGGCTGCTGTAGGGTACTCCTGCTCAACGGTAATTGCAAAACGCTCCAGGAACGCTTCGTCCAACAGCTGAGCGCTGATGAATTTACCATCATCTGAACCACGACCTTTTGTATTCGCAGTCGCCACAATAGTAAACCCGTTGGCAGGAGCGACGGTCTCGCCAGTCTTCTTATTGAAGTACGCTTTACCTTCAAGGATGGCCTGGAGACACATCAACTTGTTGGATCCACGGTCTACTTCATCAAGGATCAGGACCGCGCCACGTTTCATGGCGGTGAGGACCGGTCCTTCTCTATAGACGACGTTACCATCAACTAGAGTATTGCCACCGATTAGATCGTCCTCGTCGGTCTCAATACTAATATTTACACGGATAGCCTCACGCTTGAGCTGAGCGCAAACCTGCTCAACCATTGTGGTCTTACCGTTACCGGACAATCCGGATATAAAAAGTGGGTAGAACATACCACCCTGAAGGATAGTCTTGAGGTCCCTGTGAAAACCAAAGGGTACATAAGTATCGTCTTTGGATGGGACCAGGTTTTGAATATCCATTGCTAATTTGGCCATTGATACTACCTTAGACTCAGGAGCCTGTACAGGAGCTGGGGGAGGTGTAACGACCTGCAGCTTAGGTTGACGGACAGGAGCTGCTTTGATAGCTGCTGTGCCTGTGAACATCTCGGACATATCGTATACGCCGGATTCAACCTTGTACTGATCCTTGAGAATAAAGCCTGGGTGATTGATACCCATTGCTTTGGCCTCACGGATAATATCCTTACGGGCTACGTGGTTGTTTCCGTCAGCGTATGAACGGAGGGTGTCAATAAGTGCGTTACGGTCAGTCATAATATAAGCTCCTCACAAGCTATTAATAATAAATTTTAGTGCGTTTTTTCATTCTATAGTGCTTATTATACACGTATTATAGAAAAAGTCAAGCATTATTTTCATTTATTTGAAATCTTTTTTCCGTTATAAATCAAGCACTTACCACTGAACTAAGTTGTTGATTTCATTGAAGTTTTTTTACAGCAAATCAATGACTTACGAACCTACCGTGAAATCTGTAGCGAGAGTAGTATTCTCACTCGCTACATCTCACGTAGCGCTATCTATGCAATCTCTGGGACGAATTTCTGTACAAAGATGCGCTGCTGTGCCTTAGAGCCTGCAAACTTGCGGAACCCACGTAGTAAGTCACCCTTTTTAGTGGACTTGACCTCGAGCTCCTCGTCCTCAATGCTCAGCTTGCCGCCGTTCATAATGTAACGGACATCAAACCCTACCTTGTCACGGGCTTCAATGAGACCTGAGGGCTGCTGTGGCTTGAATATCTTTTCCCATTCCCAGTAGCCCATGTTAATGTCACCAACAGTAGCGTAATCCTTACAATCCTCGAGGGTGCGCTTAGTGAACCTGTCCAGTATATGATAGTTGATAACCTTAGAGCCTGTAATCTCCTTGTACATCTCAAGCAGAGTACAGGTCAATTCTACGTTATGATGCGCTCTGCCTTTAAGCATGGGGTACACTGCTGAACCATACTTGAAAACAGGCTCTTGTCTGTAACCAGGATTTTGAGGCCACATTTTTCCCTCGCTCTCCTTCCAGTATTCGGAGAAATCAGTAGCCTCACCGTCAGTCAGGACAATAGTATTAAGAATCTCAACACCAGTACCCTTACGGAAACGCTTGGCAATCTCAATACCGATAACAATTGTTGCATTGAGAGGCGTGCCACCCATATCCAATGCACCGTTTTGATTTATCCAAACAGGTAACATACCGTTTGTGGTACGGTTATTGCGACCTGCCATACGATAATCGAATGATGATTTCCACAGTAGTAAATACTTGTATGCTTCCTCGAGCTGTGCCTTGCTGAAATCTGAAGTGAGCAGCTTGACAGTCTTAGCCTCTTCAATCACATATTCACCTACCTTAGACTCAGGTCGGGAAATATTGCCGCTCCAAGAATTATTGCCAGTAGTAAAACCATACACCTCGAAAGGCACATTGATTTTACGTGCAAACATAGTTAGATTAATAAGCTGTGCAAGTGTATCACCCATATTACGGAACATTGAACCTGACATATCGAGGTACATAATGAAACCGTGATTCTTGCCTTCGGGTATTGAAGTAACCTGCTTGAACAAGTCATCTGAAGTCTTGTAAGCCCACAGTCTATCCTCATTGAGATCGCCTGTCTTGGCAGTCTTAGCCTTAATGAATTGTGACGCTTTACGCTTCATCTCAAAAGAGGCAACCATCTGATTAATTGTCTTGCTGTTCTGTGCAATGAAATCTTTGTACAGTTTTTCAGCGTGTGTCTTAGGGTCTACGTAATTGTTATGATGACCGGCCTCAACAAGGTCCCACCTGTAAACATCTTTAGGCTGTACAATATTATCCAACAAGCTTGGGCCTGTGGGTAAAGTAATGTATACTGATTCCTTAGACACCTCAGTGTCTAACAGACTTTCCTCATTCTCACGGAATGCCTTGTCAGTAATTGAACCAACACCACCGTCATCTGCAAAGTCCTGAATAGCCTGAGGTGCTTCGTCCTCTGCCTCGTCCTCGATGTCACCGTCATCTGAATCTGAATCACCAGCAGCTTGAGAATCATCTGAGTCCTCGTCGGTCTCCTCACCACTGTTACCAGCAGCTGAACCACCTTCATCAGTCTCATATTCGTCTGAATCTGACTGCTCCCAGTCTGACATATCGCCTTCCATGCTCATATCGCTGTCGCCTGACTGTGGGTCGAAGTCTTCCATCAACTGCTCAATATCATCCTCAGCAGTTTCCTTTGCCTTGCCGTGTAATTCACGGGCCAGTGCCTCAACCTCTTCCCAAGTCTGAGTATTCGCACAACGGTCTACAAAGGACTGTTCTTCAGTAGTAAACTGTACATTGAGGAATGCACCTAACTTGAAGTATAGGTTGATACGGTCAATAAGAGGCAGCTTGTTTACGTCTACATCTTTGACACCGAAAAAGTCACGCTCGAATAATTCACGGTAACCTGCGTAAAAGCTACGGACAAGACCGGGATAACGTGATTTTACATTGCGCTCAATACGTGCGTCCTCGATAACATTGAGGAAGCCTTTAAGTGTACGATCCTCACAAACGGCATCGTGCCAGCCTTCTGCTGGGGTCTCATGTACGTGTCCGACCTCGTGACCGATAAGAAGGTCCTGCACACAAGTAGGCATATCTTTCCATTTAGGGATATACATTGTGCGAGACATTGGATCAAATGCTGCTGTAGGGAGGTCTGACTTAACTTCTACTGTAATATTTTCAGTAGACAATAGTTTAGCAAGTAATGATTTTTGTTGAATTTGCATAATGATAGGGTCCTCACAACCGTTTTTTCATTTTATACTGCTTATTATACAGCCTTTTTAGAAAAAGTCAAGATATAAAAGCCCTTACAAATCAATGACTTACGTTAAGTGCTTGATCTATAAGGGCTTTTAGTTTTCTAAGTAAATCAATAACTTAGCGTTCTATGATAATAATTGTACGATCGCCCTCAATTATTCTGCGACATCCTCTGTACCCAGCATACTGTCTACTACAGGGAAAGTGCCTTCTATATGCCTCGCGGTGTGTTTCGGTGCGTCTAGAATGATAGCGATGCTCGGTATAATCATAAACATCCTCGTGGTCATGGTGTTCACGGTGCTCTTTACGGTCATCTAAAACTTCATGTATTACCGCAACACCTGCAATTATACCGATAATATCGTGAGGATCGGCCGCGTGTGCTGCATTAGAACCACCGGCCACAAATCCGACCAGAAAAAATACTGCTGCATTAATAAATTGTTTCATATGTAGACTCCTTACAGTGTTCTACCATTATATTTATTAATTATACAAATGTCAAGCACTTTTTTTGGCCGGTGTTTTTCTCTTTGATTTAGGTTCTGTTAAGCCTTTTAGTCTTTTTTCTAATCTTTTACCGACCTCTGAGGGTGTCATCCATATGTCTTGGCCTTTTTGGATACTCTCAATTTCAGCTTCGGTTAAAAATCCTGCATAAATTTGTTTCATTAAATTTGCTGACCACTTTTCTTCATGGAAGATTTGTTCTTTCATTTCATTGCCTTTGCCAAATGTTCCACCTGAATAGTTATGGAACATAAACATACTATGATCTGAAATTTCAAAAGAATCGGCAATCAGAAAAATAAATGTAGCTGCTGACATACAAGCACCCTCTACAGATGAGATTACCTGTGCTCTACTTTCTGATAATGCTCGCATCAACTGAATAGCAGTCATTACATCACCACCGTAACAGTTAATATGAAGGTATATTATATCGGATTCACTTGCTGTTCTAATAATGTGATTCCACTCTACATATTTTTCAGGCCCATCTATATGCCCATTTAAATAAAAATCATAAACACTTCCTGTCGGTCTGACAAAAACACCAGCGACAATAGGCTCAACCCCTGTTTTTACTTCACTCATAACGACTCCTTATACGCTATCGTAGTATCGTGTAACCGATTTAATTTTTTCTATTTGTTTATCTATGATAGCCGTTCTATTGGGCCAGTGAATATAATCCTTCTCAGGGTTCTTTTGAAGGTTATACAGTAGAGGCAAGATTAGATCCTCTACCTGCTTTAGTTTAGCAGCCACGTCTTGTTGTACAAGTTCACGGTGCTCATTAATCATACCAGATGAATCAGATTGAATTATAAGTGACTCAATTCTTTCGATTTTGTCTATTATAGTGTTCAATTGTACATCATCAACCTTCGCTACAACAGGTTGTTGTGGTTGTACTTCGCCTGTAGGTATGTCATCTACTGCGGTAAAACCAAAATCGAAATCGTCTGACATTTTTAACCCCTATACGGTAAAACTAACACCACACCCACAAGTACCTACAGCATTTGGGTTAGTTAATTGAAACATTGAACCCATAATATCTTGTTTGTAGTCTAGTGTACTACCAGCTAAATATTGATAAGATAAACTGTCAACCAATACTAAATCGTCAACTATTGTATCTTCTTCCTGTTTTTCTTCAACTGAAAAACCATATTGAAACCCTGAGCAACCTCCGCCTGTTACATATACACGCAAAAATTTGTTGCCTTCTTTAAACTCTGTTGCTTTTTTTATAGCAGAATCTGTAAGTATTAGAACCTTAGGTACAAATTCATTTACTATCACTATATTTTTCCTTATAGTCTGCTATTGCTGCTCTGATAGCATCTTCTGCTAACACACTACAATGTATTTTAACAGGAGGTAGTGCAAGTTCTTCTGCCAAGTCTGTGTTTGTAATTTCCATAGCTTGGTCTAATGTTCTCCCCTTCACCCATTCGGTTACTAAGGAGCTTGATGCTATTGCGCTACCACACCCGTATGTTTTAAACTTAGCATCAGTAATTATATCATCTTCTACCTTGATTTGCAAGCGCATCACATCACCACATGCAGGTGCTCCTACCATACCGGTGCCAATACCATCGGTGTCTGGGTCCCATTTACCCACATTACGTGGGTTTTCATAATGATCTAATACCTTATCCGAGTACGCCATTTACTAATTTATACCTTTTAACTTTTTTATCTAATTGTGTTAAAGCTCTTTTTATTTTAAAACGTGATGCTCGCATTGTAAAGTTTTGTCCTAGCATATGATCGTATTCATGTAATACAACTCTGGCAGGAATACCTTTAAACTCCTCAATTATTTCTTCACCCTGTTCATCTTGATATTTTAAAATCACACCTTTAGGTCTAGTCAAGTTTAACCAAAGACCAGGATAAGACAAACATCCTTCACGCAGTACCTGTTTGTCCTCAGATACAGATACAAGTTCAGGATTGATTATTATTTTTTTTGTTATGCCTGAGTGACCGCCAATAACAAATACAGAATAGTCTAAACCAACCTGATTTGCTGACAATCCAACCCCACCAAACTTTTTCATAGCAGCAAATAACTGTTCACCAAGTTCCTTGGCGTTGTCTGTTTCAAAGTCAAACTGTTTGGGTTTTACTTTTAACTTTGGATCTGTAAAAGGCAGTAGTTTTAATTCATCCATTATGTCATTACCGAATAGTTTTGTCTCTTTTCAAATTTTATCTGACTTCTAAACTTGTCAAACAACTGGTCACCCTTGTGTGAGATTACAAATACATTTGTGTCCTCACCTATAGTGTTCAACAAAGTCATTACATAGTCAGTCCCATTTACGTCTAGTGAGCTATCAAACACCTCATCTAGTAGTAGAAGGTTTGTGCTTGCACTGTTCTTCATCTTTGCTATTGTTCGCCAAGTGAATACAAGTGCTAAGTCTATACGTTGCTTTTCACCTTCACTAAACGAAGCGTAACTAAACTTATCTCTGTGCCGTGACTTAATTGTTTCTTTGAATGTTTCATCTAAATCAAACTGTACAAAGAAGTCCATAGCAGTTAAATATTTATTCACTAACTTATTTATGACAGGTAAATACTGTCGAATAATTTTAGTTTTTATACCTGAGTCTTTTAGTAAGTGTTCTGCTACAGAATGATACTCTTGTTCTTCTTTGTATTCATTGCGTTGTTCTGTTTTGCTCACAAGATCCTTAGCAACCACTTTTAGTTTTGCTGTTTCTTTTTCAATATCGCCTATCTTGTTTTCTGTTTCAGATTTCTCAAGGATTAAACGCTGTAATATTGTTTGTTCAGCAATAAGTAAATTGTTTATATCGACAATCTTCTGATTGATTTCTAAGTATTGTTCATACAGTTTATCAACTTCTTCCCACTTAGCATCAAGTTCTACTTGTGCCTTTTCAAGTTCATCAATCCTGTCTAACTTTTCTTCTGACATACTTGCTTTGAAGTCATGTGGTATGCCTTGTTTACAGGTAGGACAGTCATCATTCTTATGATAGAATTCTAACTCTCGTCTAGCGTCTCTAATTTGTCTATTAAACTCGGTTTTGAGGGCTTCCAACTTTTGCTTTTTTGACTCAACTGTGCCCAAATTCTCCTTCGCTGCTGTGCTAGCGTTCGAGTCCTCTGTAAGCATTTTAATCTTTGATTGCGTGGCATCTATTTCCTCCTGTATCTTATTTATTTTTTCTTGCTTGTCAGTTTGTAAAGTTTCAATGTAGGACTTCTGAACCTTACCTTTCTCTTTTACAACCTGTATTTCACCTTCAATAAATCTAAGTTTCTCTTTTAGGTTTGTTACCTTTTCCTTGAGGACTTCTTTCATTCGTGTAAAAATACTTATGTCTAAGATGTCCTCGATAATTTCTCTACGTTGACCCAAAGGCAACTGCATGAAAGGAGTAAAGGACGCTGAACCAAGTATCACAATTTGTGTGAAGGACTTATAGTTTAGTTTCAGTATATTTTCTTCCAAATGTTTTTGATAGTCACGCACACTAGCATTTTGATCTACCATGCTACCGTCTATCTCAATCTCAAATACACCCGGTAGACTGCCTCTACGCACAAGGTATTCTGTGTTGCCTATTGTAAACTCAACCTCTACCAATAGTTTCTTTTTGTTGATAGAGTTTATTAGCTGAGGCTTTGATATATTTCGGAAGGGTTTGTTAAACAAAGCAAATGTAATAGCATCAAGTAGTGTTGATTTACCTGAACCATTTTCACCCACAATAAGAGTGCTAGGACTTCTGTCTAACTTTATTTCTGTAAAACTATTACCTGTAGATAAAAAGTTTTTCCATCTAATTGTTTTGAATTTTATCATGCAGCATCCTGTGCCTCAACATATAAAGATTGTAACATTGTTTTCAGTTTACCCTTATCAACATTCAATTCAATACCGTCTACATATTCTTTGAGGAGTGTCATTGTATCTTCTAAGTTTACATCTTCACCGACAGCCTCGTCTTCAAACTCGGACAAGTCCTCAATGATTTTTAACTCAATTAAATCACAAGTGTATAGGTTATCAAGGAACTTTTCAAATAAAGATACATTTGTTTTCTTTACTACAATTAACCGTACACACTTACCTCGTATAGACTCAAAAGAATAATTATTAAGAGTTGCAATACTTCCGGGTTCACTGTCATCATAATAGATCTTAGCAAACATAGTATTCGGGTTATCAACATAACTTAACTCCTGATTGTCGCAATCAAATATAGCAAATCCTCGTGGGTCATCATAGTCCGACCAAGTTATTTCATATGGGTTTCCCATATAAGTGATATTTCCTTGACTATGCCTATGATGGAAATGACCACTAACGACACGCTGAAAATTACTAAAAAGCTTAGCGTCCATACCGTGAGGGTTAGGAGTCCCACGATACATTTGGTAACCGGAGAACTCGAAGTGACCGAAGCACACTGTTGCGCTCGTTCCGTTAACCATGTCCATGCTTCGCTCATAATTGTCTGTGCAGATCCAAGGGAGGAGGAGGATTGTAGACTTTCCCATAGTGACTTCAGTTGGTTCTTCATATAGGTAAACATTATCATATTCTCTCAACAATAAGTTAGGCGAGTTTACTTCATTTGTATTTTTAAAATAAGTGTCATGGTTACCCGGTATCATATGAATATCAATACCTAAGTCTCGTGCCTTATCAAAAAAATATTCTTTACAGCTCTTTAAACTATTATAGTTTATATATTTACGTCTGTCAAATGTATCGCCAAGATCAAAGATAGTTTTAATGCCATGTTCTTCCAAGTAAGGGAAAAAAGTTTCTTCATAAAACTTTCGGAAGTAAGCATCAAATTGTAATGAATCGCCTCTCGCACCGAAGTGTAAGTCGGTAACTAAAGCTATCTTCATTCACGCTCGTATATAGCAGAATTAGCACCGTGTTCCCTTACTTCACACGATACACAATAACATCTACCATTTGTCAAATTCTTAACAACAGAATCTGCATACCAAAATGCTTCTTCTGCAAATTTCTCACAACCAACGCCTGGTAGTATGACAACCTTAGCAAGTCCTTTGTCTTGTAGTAACATAAGTTCTTTTATTTCTGGGTCATCTCTATCTACAACCAAAGTATGGTCAAAGTTATCTTCTAACCAATCCTTTAGTTCTTTCAAGCCACCAAAGTCTACTACCCAGTTTTTATCATCAAGTATTTCACAGCCAAACTTAAAGCTGAATCCTAATGAGTAGCCGTGTAGCAGTGAACAATGGCTGTGCGTGGCATTAGGTTGTCGGAATACACACGACAACCCACGTTCATGCCCATACGTTTTCGTTGAATAATGTTTCATCTGTTCTCCCACTTGTATGCGTGTTCTACAATATCAGCAAGGGTATATTTAGGTACCCAATGCAATTCATTCATAGCAAGCTCAATAGCTGCGAATGTTTTTGCTGGGTCACCTTCTCTCCTGTCACCATAATTTATTTCAATGTCCTTACCTGTGTATTCTCTGAAAGCATCAATCACATCTATCACACTTTCTCCGCTACCTTTACCTATATTAAATACCTGATAAATGCCATTGTTGTCGAGGTAATGTATAGCATCAATGTGTGCCTGTGCAATATCAACCACATGAGTATAGTCACGGATACAAGTACCATCGGGTGTATCATAGTCATCACCAAACACTGTAAAGGGTTCACCTGTACCGAAACACCTTGCAAGAATAGGAACAAGATGTGAATATGTTTCCTGTTCATAACCATGTCTATTCAATACATCAGCACCTGCCGCATTAAAGTATCTAAGTGACAATGTTTTGATACCATATGCGTTTTCATAGTCCTTAAGGATTTCCTCAAACATATCCTTTGTACGGCCATATGGTGACATAGGATCCTTTCTGTTTCTTTCTGTAGTAGGAAACTCTGGGTAGTCACCGTACACACTGCTTGAGCTACTAAAGATAAAGTTTTCAACCCCTGCCTGAATACATTTATCAAGGAACTTAATACTGCTCACAATGTTATTATTGTAGAACACTGATGGTTCCTCAACGCTACGACCTACTTCATGGTCTGCCGCAAAGTGAATCACAGTTTTAATTTGATTGTCTCTAAGAATAGATCTTACGGTGTCCGAAGAAAAATCTACAACAACCCCGGGTCTTGTAAGATCACTTGACCAGTCTACACCGAATACTTCAAAGCCTTGTTCTTCTAACTGCAAACAAGTCTGATGACCAATAAACCCTTTACTACCTGTGACCAATACTTTTTTATTCATACTTTGCCTTCGCTACGTGTTTACGATATGTTATACTGTCTCTATAAAGAGGTTGCTGTATACTTCCTGTATACATACAATCTAAAGTCCTGTCAATTGTACCGTCCTGATAATCACTTATCTTACCTATATTATACTCGTCTAAGTACACATTGTCAATAGCATCTTGCATTTTCTTTAACTTATCAATGGCATCTTCTATTGACCAGGGAACATACATATGGTTAGCATTATTAGCAAACACCTCGGGGAAACTTCTGTATGCCGGGAACAGTGTCAAACAACCCATAGTATCTGCTTCACTGACTGTATTGCTAACCCAATCTTGTAATGCACAATTAAACAGTACCTGACTTTCTGAAAGCAAACTATAGTATTCATTCTTTTTCAATCCTGTGTATACCTTAAAGTTTGCTGTATCGCCTGACTGTAGAGCCATTGCTCTGTCAACATACTCCTGACGGTTACTTTTCAGTTCAGGGTGTCCACAAAAAATAGCAAACTCCATTTCAGGATCTATTTTGTAGTATGCTTCAGCCAAGTCCATATAAAAATGTGGTTGCTTTTCATCATCCCAGCGAGAAGAAAATCCAACACGTTTAGTTCTGTTGTGTAGAGGAATGTTTTGGTGCATCCACTTTCTGCTAGTATCAGGAGCAACACGTTCCAATACTTCATTCTTACCGAAAGGCAAACCTGTTACATAAATATTCTTTTTGAAACCTGCAATACGAAGATGAGCTACAAATTCTTCTGATGCTACCATAATACCATCAACAAATTCATCAACCATTTGCTCGTATCTACGCATCCAATTGAACATACCTTCACGTATTAAAAAGTCATCTGGGTCTGTAGTCTGTGCTAAGAAACGAAGGAATACTCTTGGTCGATACTCAGGAGGTGACTGTTGCATAATGTATGGCAAACATTCTAGTCCAGGAGTAAACATATCCTCATAGAAGATTACATCATCACGGTGTACTTCACCGTTTTTCATCTTCTGAATTAGGTTCATGTGCTGAGAAAGACTGTAATAACTTCTGCCATGTGCATCAAGTACACTACCAGTAACAATAGCTTTACTGTCATCTAGTTCCTGACCTGTCACAATCTCATAGTCAATACCGCGTCTTTTAAACACACGTTCATTCCACTCCTGCAGTTGTAGAGTGTAACGTGCTTCATAAGACTCTAGTCCCATGTACCAGAGTTTTCTAATTTTAATTAAAGAGGGGTCATTTTTGTTAAGCATTATATACTATTGCTCCGTTTTCATCATCTTCAAACACTTCAACCACACATTGCCTGTTAGGATAGTTTGCCTCAACATAGTCCATGAGTTCCTGACCAAGCATTTCACATGACTTATAATCAAGTTCCATAATGCCTTCATCAAACAGTCCTTCAAGTTCACGCTTGAATAGAATAAACTCTACGTCCCTGTCATCATGGAAAACTTCTAATGTAACATAGAAATGAAACATATGGCGGTGAGGGTGCTTGAGAAACTCAACACCCTCTGGTGCATCAGGATAACAGTGAATGCCTTCTTTCTGAAAGCTCACCTTGATAAATACATTACGTTTTCTTACTGGCATTTTTCTTTTTCCTGTTTGCTTTTCTTTTTGCTTTCGCCCATCGTTTTTTATATTCTTGATATGTCATTCTAAATTCTGAGCCAGAAGCCTTGAAATCTTCATAACATCCTTCATAAAATTTAGCAAGCCTTGCTCTATTAGACCTTACATCATTAGTAAGCTCTTTAGAAGTAAAGTTGCCTCCACTATTATCTGGCATTGAACCACTCCGGTACTTGCCTGTTTGTCCATTTAGCGAAGTCTCGCTTGTATGTTCTGTAGTAATTACGATACCCGTGTAATGGGTCAGTCATCTTAACATCATCAGGCATTGCCTGTGGTAAGGCAGTGACACAAGAGCTAGGCATATTCTTAGGTGTCTTAACTAGTATATGTTCTAACTTCTCTTGTGTCAAGTGTTTTCTACCATACCTATGAGTATATTCTTTACAAAGTTCTATCCACAAACTATATAAGTAGCCGTAGTTTTCCTTTGTCATTCTACACCACTTGCCAGACGGATGATTAATATGTGATGCTTTGTACAATGTGTTCTCAAGATTACTATCCATCATTCGCCAACGCTTAATGTTGCGATTGTTTTTAGTTTTGTCCTGATACATATCACCATCAAGTACACGGTGTGCTGTAGACATCAACTGTGCATACTCTATAATCATCTTGACCACGTGTTTGTCGCAGTGCTGTTGCGCACACGTCTTAGTGTCATTGTGTAGATAAAATATATTCATAATTAGCTCATTACATTAGTGAATGTAGTTTCAAACTCCTCATTGAGAGCAGTCTCATCTTGGAAGTTGCCTTTGTAATATACATTTGCCATTTTACGGAACACTCGCTTATCAAGCCCTTCCTCATCGTGGATCTTCTTTACAATCTCACGGATAAGTTCTCGTTCTGCTTGTGCTCTTGTCATAGCATCTGAAATTTCTACAATTGCGTTTCTAACCTTTTGTGCGTTCATTATAACTCCTTATCGGGGTGTTTGTCAAGTGGTAATATAGATTCATTTTCAATGATTTTGATTATGGTATTGGTCAATTTTAAATCGGCCTCTAACCAAGAGATTTTAATTTGTAGTTCTTTTAAATGGTCTAGGTAATACTCTAACTCTCTTTGTTTACGTTCTTTGAGTTCTCTAGCGTCATCTAAAGATGTAATAAATTTGCCGTTTTCGTCTGTCATAATAGGTCAAATAATATATGTATTCGATCAAATACTAAATTTCCATTTAATGCAGTGTGTGTCTTTGTTGTATTAGTCAACCAAGCAGTTCCGTCTGCTGGCATACGTTTTATTTCATCATCTATAATCATCATACATTGTTCATTGGTTTCTAAAGGTAAATGTATTCTTTTTGTTGTGTCTGCGTGTAGTGAATAACATTTCTGTCCAGGTAACATCATAAGTCTAACACGACCAATTGAATATTTTTCTTTTAGTGTATTCAAGACTTTTTCAAAATAAGTACCAATAAAATGTTGATTCACCTCAGTAAAATTTCTACTAGTCATCAATGGCCCAGTACCGAAAAACCAATCTTTTTGGCCAGAAGGGTGTGTCAAACATATTTGATTCTTGTCACCCCAACCAACTAACTCTACTAAATTATACATTTCTTTTGTGAGTATGTCAAGATCAAATTGATAATCTAACCGTATAAAGTTATCCAAACAATGCCTCCAATGAAGGTTTTTCCAGAGGTGCTATGTGTGAAATGCTTGCTGACTTTTTATTGGCCTTAAATATAGGTGCCCATGTATTCATCCAATTATTGAATGTGTCCACATCTTTTACATCAAACAATGCTTTGGCCGCGCCAGTTGGATATTTTTTATCAGCTAGCCTAATAAGTGCTTTCTTGTCGTACATATACTTTTCAATCTGATACATAAAATTCTTTATACTAGCACAACACATAACAGTTCTGCCCTCATACCAATCAAGCAAATTGCCGTACTGTTCTAGATGTGGAATAGAAGGTGTGTTCAATACTTCATGGAACTTTTCAAGTGACAGCGACAAAGGCCAATATTGTTTTATGTCATTGTACATAACCTCATACTCTCTGTTAGGTACAAATGCTCGTGCTTCACCCACAAGAGGAGCGTCAGATGCTCTTGCTCTATCATACTTCAAAGTGTTGCCTTCGCCTGCAACAAAGTATCCATTGACAATTTCACCCAACATATAATACAGTCCTGTTTCTACTGCTCGTGTATGAGTTGTAGAGTCATATGATACATGAACATCACCGTACATACCATTCTGTAAAAAGATAAGATAAGGTATCATACGTGACACAGCACCTACTCCCAAAATATGTAAGTGTAGTTTACCTGTTTCATCTCGCACAGGCACTTGAGTAGCAAAAAACGCTTTTTGTATATCTTCAAGCGGTCCTGTACCTAGTGCCGCACCACCCATTGCCACACCGCCTATACGATTGTGATCTTCTTTAGGCACTGTTTCAAGTATAGTGTCAGTCCATTCAAGGTAAGTTTCTAGGTCACCGCCTTGACAAATCATAAAAGGTTTGCAGGAGCTACCGTTTTGTTTGAATACTTCAATCTGTCGCTTAACATTCTCTGCTGTTTGTTTAGCATACTTGTGACGATTTGCTTTATCAAAGTATCTATTTGTTGTATCGTTTCTGTCAGATGCGCCTGTAGTAATAACAGGTATCTCATCAAAACACATACCAACATCTGCCCACTTGCTTTGATCCTGATACACTTCTTCTCTGAGTGTATTCATATTAGTTCCTTTAGGAATTTTATGAGCAAGTGTCACCATCTGTAGTCCGCCGGAGTCAGCGTGTAACTGATGAATAGATGGTTTGAGGTTACTTAGACGAGGACCGAAATTACTTTCTGCCCATGCGTTGTACAGTAAGGAAAATGTGTGACCCGGTTGGTCATCAAAAAAGTGGTGAAATATTTTGTTCACCAAATCAATGTTGTCTTGACTATCATGTAAAGATGGATTGGATAACCTCATATAAGAGGTGCCTGATGCTACGTATTCTAATTTCACGATTTCAATATCTCTATAATAAGTTTGGCTTCAGCAATAGCGTCATGTAACGCATTATGATTCACGCCTGTTTTCTGTAGTTTTTTACCCAACACATTTGCTAATGTGCGTAGGCAGTATATGTCCCAAAACTTCCACGGTAAGTGTTCACCGTAGACTTTATCTTTGTCATACCCAATAGCATAATAAGCTGATTCTAAAATACTTATATCAAAGTTAGCACCGAAGCCCCATATAGGATTACCTACTTCATAAAAGTCAGCAAACTTATGTAGTGCTTCAGTGAGAGGTACAGGGTCTTTCATCCAAGCATCCCGTGCCTCTTTACTTTGTTTTGTCCACCACTCAATTGTATTCTTGTCAAAGTGTAGTCCTACATCCTTACAAGTTTGAGGATCAATGTTTATAAAAAACTCCTCAAGTATTCCTTCTTCTAATGAGAATTTGACAGCACCAATAGACACGATACACCCATTGGCATGAGTGCTTAGTGTTTCAAGGTCTACTACAAACTGTGGTTGATTAGGTTTTATCATCTACAAGAATATTCCTGTTGCAATTTAATGTTGTCAAAGAATTCTTTTTTAGTGTCAGGGTTATTAAAGAAACTACCTTTGAGTACAGTTGTCTGTGTCAAGCTACTGCCCGCCATGATGCCTCGGTTCTCACAACAACCATGAGTCGCTTGAATATAAACACCTACGTTATCACTGCCTGTTGCTTCTATAATTTCTTTAGCAATATCATTACACAATTCTTCTTGTAATGTACCTCGTCTAGCACACCACTGAGCGATACGTGTATATTTAGACAGTCCAATAAGTTTATCAGCAGCTATGATACCTATGTATGCTACACCACTGACAGGCTGGTGATGGTGTGAACACATTGACTTTAGTTCGCTACGTACAACAAGCATACCATCATATCCATCATCTACATGATTAGGAAATGCTGTAGCATTAGGCATAGGATCATAACGACCAGCCATGAGTTCGTTCACATACATCTTAGCAAGTCGTCTTGCTGTACCCTGTGAGTTAGGATCTGTTTCTCTGTCAATAACTAGACTGTCAAGCACACCCTCAAACTTTGTAGTTAGTTCATTTATTAGGGCTTCTTTGTCACCACTTTGCATGACTTCTGAGATATTGTCTGAGGCATAATATCTTATGCCTGTTGCATTTAACCTATGTTTAATTACATCACTTATCATTATCAATGATTCCTTGATCCCAGTTTCTTGCACAATCTTCTGCGTAATAAAGACTCTTGCCAACTAGTTCTCTTGTTTCAATTAGTTTTTCATTTTCGTACATTTCCACAACATAACAAGTATCGGGTCCTTTTGAAGAACCATTGTTATAGGGTTGTTGACGAATAACGCTTGTTCTTCTTGTCATCATACCTTCTCCCAAGGAAAATCTAACCATCTACTATCATTATATAAATTACCTGCAACAAAGTCAACCTTTATATCAGGCCTTTTGTTATACATAACGGCCCATTTAGCTTTAGGAGCGTGTACTTTAATTTGTTCATATGTTCGACCAGAGTCAATAAGGTCGTCTACAATCAACACATCTTCTGAGTCATGTACTTGAATCATGTTAGTCCATTGTATATTGTCATCTCTAGTTTGCCACACAACAGGAACAAACTTAGCATTAAGTTGATGTGAAATCATTACACCGGGGACAAGCCCTCCTCTGGAAAGGCCGACTACAGTTTTAATTTTAGTCCCATCAAAATTAATCTTACCAACAATTGTTCGTACACAATCCTCAACCTCTTGCCAAGTGATAGGTACAGTTTCTATTTCAGGTTCGACAGTAAAATGTTTTTTGCCTATGTTCATATTAAGTTCCGATTTTGTTCCCATATACATAACAGTGATTACGAGTAGCTACCTTGTAGCCTTTTTCCATAGCTACATTACATATAGCAGCTACATTTTCTTGCTCTTCTTTCGTGGCGCCTGCAGGCATGATCCATATGTCAGGCTTTTTCATTTCTGCTTGCTTAGCATACCGTGTTATTTGGTCAGCATAAAAATCTATTTCACGCCAAGCGTCTTTGCTACCATTACAAACAATCTTTATAATGCCTGTACTTTTTGTACCTTCAATATATGACATAAAGTTGTCAACATCAAATGCTTGTTCTTCGCCTGCTGTATGCCACGTCTTAGGACTGATTGCCCAATGCCAACGTATACCCATGTCAGCCAAGTATATGTTAATAAAGTCTTTCAAGTCTTTGTTTAATTTTTTAGTGCCATTAGTTTCTACTGTAATGATTTTAGGTACATTGCCACGAATAAGAAACTCATTGACAATTGCTTTCATCTGTCGCTGTTGCAACATAGGTTCGCCACCAGTAAACGCAAGCATATTTTCTTGTTTGCTTAGTGGATGTGTGAATTTGCCGTGTGGTAAAAGTGATTCAAGTTTGTCAGCGGCACCTTCAATTGTAGTATCAGTGGCTAAATGCTTATACTTCATTGACCATGTGTAAGATGAGTCACACCCTTTGTCCCAGACAGGTAGATCCTCTACACGATCTACCGCAATTAAGTCGTAGTCCTTGTAGGGGAGTTCCCAAGTATCGGGTTCAGTAGGTTGTTCTTGGCCGAAACCGTTACATTCTAAGTTACAGCCGAAAAATCTAAGCCAGACTGTTGGTGTGCCTGCTAGTTCTGCTTCGCCTTGAAACGACCAGAACATTTCGGAATATCGAACCTTCATATACAATCCTCATAATATATAAGACAAGTATATTATATTTAGACATCAATGTCAAGCGCTGTTTCATCTTTTTTGTCAAAATATTTTGGCCGTCTTTTCGGCACATTTGAATTGGACTTTTTGAGTTCTTCTCGGTCACGGGCATTCTGGTCAAGTTGTTCCTGTACCCAGTTTAAATACTCGTAGTTACCAGAATCACCTTCGATCTCATCTAATAGTTGTTGAAGGTCAATGCTCTGTAGATATCTGAGTTTAGTTTCAGATTGTCTGGCCTCTTTCTTAATTCTACGCACAAAAGAATAGTAAGTAATTTGTGTGAAGTATGCGAAAGGGTTATTGGATTTTTCGGGGTTGAAACGATCAGCATACCTTAGGCAATTTTCAATGCCATCAAGTATCATTTCATCCCGGAAAGTATAGTTTACAAAATTAGACTTATAGGCCAAATGATTTGAGATCTTAACAAAACATTCGCCCAAGTAATTTGTGCATTGAGGTTTCGGATTGCCTGCTGACTCAGCAGACGCAATTTCATCTTTCCAGTCTTTCATAGCCTGAAAAAACTTTTTGTTGTCAATGTAATGTGCAGTTGCTTTTTTCTTCATCATGTACCCATTATATAGTTTAAATTATATTTTGTCAAGCGCTAAATAATGCTTGACATCCATTCACGGTATTGTTATACTTGTGCTGTCGGCATGAAAGGGATAGTTTAATGTACGATCTTATCCTTTTTAAGTAACATCTCATCTAAGACTTCTTTCATATATTCTGCTTCTTCTTTTGTGTATTCAGGCTCTTTGTTGCTGACATAAGCATTACCATCATAAGACATACCTGTTTTGTAAACAGTGTTCACCATTTCTTCATACGTAGATATTAATCTTTCATCTAAATCAGAAACATACAGGACATTGTAAGTGTCAATGACAATCTCTTGGTCTTGTGTCATCACTAAAAAAGGCCTAAGCACCATTTGTTCGCCTACAACCTTACCTGCCGAGTCTTGCATAGGTTTAGAATATACTTCTAAAGGATTCACAATCAATACATCTTCTGGTGTAAATTCTATATCGCCCACGACAGTAACATTATTTGTCAGTTTAATAACTTTATAATTATTCTGCATTTATAGGTACTCTTACAAGTTTGTAGTTGAATCCTTCTTCATTATAAATTTTTATACGCTCTACCATATGATGTAACGTATAATTTTTCTTAGACTTCCATTGTAAGTCATCACCTACATCAAACAAGTTACAAGAGGTTTTGTTATCTCCTTTACGCAACCCTCGACCAATACTTTGTAAGTTTCGTATTCTGCTTTTACTCGGTGAAGCAAAAACAATATTATGTAAGTTTCTAATATTTATGCCTGTTGAAAATGTCCCATATGACGCAATAATAATAGCGTCTGTTTCTTCCTCTGTTATAGCACGTATCTGTTCTCTTGTGTCAGTATCAGTACCACCGAATACAAAAAATACTTTTCTATCCGGACACTTTGTTGAAATCATATCGTGTAGAATTCTACCGTGCTTCTCTACATATTGAAACAACACAAGTGTGTTTCCTTCTTGTGTGATAGACAAATTACGTATAACTAAGTTGCGACTGTGATTCGATACAAGCCAATCCATTTCTTCCTGATATGTCATACCTTTCACTGTTTTTCTGTCAGCATCAGGGTAATCTAATACCATTGCTATAATTTTTAAGTCAGCAACTTGATTAGTGTCCATCAGTTTCTTTGTAGTAATAACTTTTTTGACCTGTCCGAACACACCTTCTAATACTAGCTTGTGTGTCTTTGTACCGTCAAGTGTACCTGTTGTACCGATACGATAGGGAGAGTTTACACATTTGTCTAATATAGTAGTAAGAGATTTTGCTTTGAATAGATGAGCCTCGTCACCATAGATAACATCAAACTGCTCGAACCAAGACTTAGGAAACTTGTATATAGATTGCCAAGTAGATATAGTTATAGGATATTCGTTTGACTTTTCTTTGCCGCCATATATTCTATGACAGTTCTCGGACACAGCCCAATCATCTGCGGTTGCGTAGTCTTGGAAGTCACCATACATTTGCTCAACGAGAGACGTTGTTGGGACAATGATGAGTTGCTTTCTGTTAAGATGTTGATGATAACGAACCAAGTTATAAATGATAAGAGATTTACCCGAAGCAGTTGGTGAAAGGAGTAATGCTCGCCCATTGTTAATTGCCGTCTTGACCGCATCAACTTGATAGTCTCGTATTTCAATGTCTTTGCCTCCGCTTTGTAGCTTTAATTTTTTAGCAAAGTTTTCTACGTACTGTGTTGATACAGGATCACCTATATCTTTTATGTTTATTTCGATAGGATATTCTAATGTGTTAGCAAACTCTTTTAAGTAAGGTAAGAGCCCTACGTACAGTTCTTGTCTGTACATATTATATAAACGTGCTTTGCCATCCCACATACGTGAGCGATACAGCGGCATAAACTTAGCACCGGGTACATCAAAAGTAAAGAAATCATTGAGCTCTTGTGATATACCTGGCTCTGTTTCTATCTTAAGATGTACTTCATTTTTCTTGCTGACTTTTATCACATTAACCCATTAGTAAACTTCAAAAATTCAATAGTATTTTTTATATCCCATGTTCTACTATTTAGTGACTTCATAACATACTCACACTGATACAAGCAAGCACGAATATATTCTACTTTATCTACAATTTTCATAACATCAGGATCACTGTCTAATACTTCTTGCATTTCTTGTTTTAGCGGTTGGTTGCCTAAATATTGCTCCCAGCCAAGACCATCTAATTCTTCTTTACTGAGTTCGCCTCTAAAATATCTACCTTTAATTCTACGTAGGGATAGCATTTGTGCTTCGTATTTACGTAGCTGTAGTTTAAAAGTAGTAAGATAGTTTAAATATTTGGCGTGAAGTTCAGGAGTCTTTGCAGATTCACTGCCGAGATTTAATTCGTCAATCTTGCAATCGGACTTCCATTCCTCTTGCAGTTCATTCAATGTAATCATAATGTACCTGTATCAATTTAACAATAATGTATATATTTATATTGAGTTTATCTTATACTGTCTGTACCTAAATGATGCTAAACCTATAAAATATTCTGAATCGGTCAAATCAAAATCTAGACCACTTAATGCAGTTGGATAAGAGTTTTGAAAAATAATTTCTATAGAGGGATTATTATTAGAATCTAAAACAAACAAACTTGCGTCACTAAAGAGACCTTCAATTGTTTTTGCTACAGTTTGCCCAGGAAATCTATACAACTGATTCTGTAAGTAGGCCGTATATTCTTTTGTGTCTTCTGGATTACCCAAACCCCTCATCCAGTTATATAACTCTTTATAGTTAGCCATGTTTTCCTGAATAAGAAAACGAATGTTTAAAGTACCGAAAGTTAGCTTTTCGCCTGGTTGAAAGAAATCTTGCAAGGGTGTGGAAACTTGAGCCTCACCGATAGTGATGTCTGGGATATTTGCTGATTGACAGAAAAAAGAAACATTCGGCAGGTTGTGAACCTGAAACTTAAAGCCATTGGGTTTTAAGTAGTCAAGTTCACCTGGGTTCCCTGCATCAAATGTTGCTTCTGATATATTAGCTGTGGGTGTGTATGCCATAGTAGGTACCTTGTGTGTATCTACTATTTATAATACCTGTAAGTCTAGGTACAAAGTCATGGTTTACAGATAAGTGCATACAGAATAATACATACAATGCGTAATACTTAGAAGCCATAGTTAGCAAACACAATTGCCGCTGGCAATCCGAAAGCTATAACTACAGTTGATACTGCCTGAAGTGTTGCGAATGCGATTTCACGCTTTTTCATTTCTTTAAGTCCTTGCCTTTTGAGCATTTTAATATCGTTAGTTATACTGGTGTGTATAGGAAAGTAACATATAGTGCTACTTTCCGTACTATATATAATAAACGATATTTTAAGACTTGTCAAGCATTAAATGCAGGGTGACCCTCGAAATACATCTGAATCATTACGTGTATGGCCGTATCGCAAACGATAAGGATCGTACAGAATGTCAGAAACATGGGAAGGCCACCGTACACTATGCAGTTCTATCAAATAAATCGGCCGCGTTACATTGTAGCTGGGCTCTACAATCTCTTATGTTTCTTTCCCATTGTAGTGGACTAGGCATCCAGTCAAACTCTGTACCGTCACGGTAAATATTAGTGGGGTTATTACATCCCACCATGGCAATACTAATTGTTAGGAATAAAAACTTCTTCATACTAGTTTCTCCGTAAGTTATCCATTACAGGAAACAGGTCGCTATCACAGCGAGCTAACAACACTATTTATAATACGTATAAAAATTGTTTTTAGTTTAGATAAAAAAAGGGGCTACAATGTAGCCCCCTCAAAAATGTCCCTATTGGGATTCTTTTTATTTTTTTCTTACATCAAGTTAGTAACTTTAACTTTTCTGTAATACTGGTTACGTGCTGCAGTGAATGTATCACCGTCTGTAGCGCCGCCATCAGTAGTAGTAACGTATGGGTTAGCAATCATACCGTAACGAGTCTTGAAGCCAATCTTTGGCTGGAACGTGCCAGGATCAATCGCTCTAACCATCTGTAAAGGAACATACGGACAGTAGAATATACCAGCGTCATAAGGGCTAGTACCTTTGTATCCAGCTACGTAGAACTGAGAAGCTGCACCAGTGTTGGCACTGTAAGGGTCAATGTATACTCTGTAGCGACCATTGAGAACACCTGCGAAAGTGTTACCAGTGTCATCAACCTGCAGGTTAGTGCTAAGTGCAGGAGTATAGTCAAGAACGCCTGACATTGCAAGAGCAGAAGCTACGTCAGAAGAACAAATGATAAAGTTACCTTTGCCCCTACGAGTGTCTTGTGCAATTACGTTGGCATCACGCTCAATGTTGAACATGAGGCCTTTAAAGCGTTCTACTGACCAACGACCGTTACTGTCAACGTCAAGGTCGAAAGTACCAGCAGTTGCAGTTGAAGCTGCGCCGTTTTTAGCTACTTTGTAGATAGTACGAATAACTTCACGGTTGATTTCAGCGAGAATTTCCTGAGAAAGAATGTTGCTCAGTTCGCTTTCTGCGTCAAGACCATGAATTGCTTTCAGGTCCTGGGCAAGTTCAACAGTGTATTCTGCTTTCAGAGCACGTGACTTGGCAGTTACAGTAGTCTTCTCAATTGAGAATGCCATTTCCTGCATAGTAGTTGTATCGCCGAAGCCTTCAGCAGTTGAAGTAGATACACCAGCACCAGTAGTGTAAGCACCATCAACAGGGTTAGAACCAGCGTGGTTAGAACCGCCGTTACCAGAGAAGTCAGAGTCAGCTTCGTTAAACAGGGCTTCTGTGCCTGTCTGGGAAGAGTAATGCGACTTCATGGCAAAGATAAGACCAGTAGGACCGGTCATTGGCTGTACACCAGCTACGTCATAAGCCATCAGATTGGGAAGAGCTCGTCTTACCAGGCTGATTAGAATAGGATCATAGTTGTCTACAGAAGCGCCAGTGGCATTTGCGTGTGTTGCTTCGAAAAGGGCTGATTTTTCTTCGCGCAGCGCCTTCTCTTGATTTTCGAGAACTACAGCAGTTACCGCTCTTTTGTATGGATCTGCAATTTCAGGCAGGCTCTCATGCTTAAGAACAGGTTCCCACTTCTTCTCAACTTGTTCAGATAAAAACATTGAAGTTTCTCCTTATTGTTGTTATAAACTAACTTTATTATTTATAATAAATTAAACTTTTAAAACTTTGAAGACTTGCTAATAGCCTGAGCATATCTGCCCATTATATTATTTTCCGTAAGATTAAGTTCGTCTACTGTGTCTTCTAATGTTTCATTTGATTCAACGATATCTTTACGAAAATAATTTTCTTTAACTACCTTTAGCTTAGCTCTGTAAGAGTCTGCACTAGTATAAGATATATCTTCTACCATAGTAGCAAATTTTTCAGCCTCAGTGTCTGCTAAGTCCTCTGAAATGTCAGCAAAAATGTTTTGCTTCTTCAGAGCTACAGCTTCTTCATTAAGCTCTATATTCTTGTTGACCTGTTCATCTAGTTTAACCTGTAGGGTATCTAGTTTGGTCTGCATTTCAGAAAGTATATCATACTTTTCTTCAGGCACTTCAATGTAATGTTCAGTGAATACCTGTTGCATACCTTTAATGAAAGACTCTGTAACTTCAGAACGAATACCGTTTTCAACAGCAAGTTCGTTTTCTTTCATCCAGTTCTCAATACAATAATTGAGGTACTTGTCAACATTTTCAACCATTTCTTCTAGTTTAGCGTCAAATTCAGCGTTAGCCTGTTCTTCAAGCTCGGCTTCAATAGATTCGACTTCGTTTGCTACACGGGAAGTGACAACTGCTTCAAAAATTTCAGCTGCCTTAACTTTAAATTCTTCTGTGAGGTTTTCGTCACCTTCAAAAAGAGCATTGAGATCTTCTTCAAAGAGAGCGTCACCTTCGTCTACAGCGACTTCCTCTTCTTCGATTTCTTCAACTTCTTCTTCAGCAACCATTTCGACTTCTTCCTCAACGGCTTCATCTTCTACAATTACTTCATCTTCTTCAAGCTCAGCTTCTTCACGATGTACGTTGCCCGCAGAGGACTTCTTCATTACATCAGTTTCGCTTGGCTTGTCGTTGACAAAGTTTGCAGGAGCTTCTTTAGCACCGTTACCTGCAGGAAGAGTACCATCTTTGCTCGCTTTACCTGAAGCAGCCTTACCCACGGTTGAAGTCAACCCACCTTCTGCGTTGCCAGTACCACTAAGGTCTTGCATCTCAGGATTGGCGTTTGAATCACCTTGAGTAGGGTTGCTATCGTCACGAGCAGTGAGCTTGTCTTTAGGGCGGTTTGCTGCACCTTCCATAAGCTCTCTGATTTTAGACTCTACACCCATTGTTTTATCTCCTTTCGGTTAGATTTATAACTTGTCTTGTATATTTATACAAATCAAATATTAGATAACTTATTTAAAAACTCGTTGAAAGCTCTCATCTTAGCTTCTGCCAAATCTTTACTGTTAGCTTTCTTAATAAATTTTTGTGTTTCTTCGATCTCTCGCTCCTGCCAGACACCTTTCACAAAAACCCATTCTCTATTTTCCATAATACCCTGTACATAAGCATCAGGGGCTGATGGATCTGCTACGATGTCAGCAGCAGTGGCAAGCATAAAATCATCTTGTACTTCATTTATACCTTTGCCATTTTCTTTAAGTGAACCGAGACCGCGTGATGATACACCTAGGCCGGCACCCTCTTTAATCAAACTTGAGGCAATATTACCCATAGGGGTGTCAAGTATTTTAGCCTTTCCAATCCAGTTGTCACCGTCTTCTTTAAGAGAGGTAATCATATGTGAAACACGGTCTAAGTTAATATTAGGCCCGTCTGGGTGTCCAAGTTCTCCATATGCTCTTTTAGTGTTGACTTGTTCTTTCATATAACGATCTACTTCTTTCGCCATAATCTCTCTGGGATAGACACGACCGTTTCTGTTTTGTAAATTAGACTGTAGAAAGACGCCTTCGATATAGAGGCTCTTCTTACCTGTCTCAGCGTTTTCTTCTACAATAAACTGTAGATCTTCATTTAATTCTTTTATTAGTCTCATTAGCCTAAGTCTCCGTCAGCGCCTTGATGTTGCTGTGAACCGTAACCTGCAACCTTAGCACATTCAACAATAACAGTACCACCAGCACCAGCATTGTCAATTACTATATCAATGTCCTGATCGTTTTCGTCATTGTCAGAAAA